CGTTCGACATCGAACAATCAAATGTTTCACGTGAAACATTTTGAAAAATAAAAATGGCTGTCTTATCGGCATGACGGAGAGAAAAGAGGTAAAAATATGAGTTTTGCAAACAAGTATAATAAGGGGAATATCATTTTTGATATTGATATTAAAGAATATGAGTTTATGGATGGTTACATGTTTGTAGGAAAATATGGAAGTAATGCAGTAAAGATTGATGGTTTATATATCAATAAAAAAGGACTCTACAGCGATCATCCCGTGGCAATTATTAAGTCTGAAAAGACTTTATTAGATTTACCGGCACATATGACTGATACGGTAAAAGAAATCTTGAAAGATTCTGAATCAATTGACTTAATCAAAAAAGGTTTAGTCGGGGTAAAAGCCCATGAATATGTAGATATGAAATATCACAAAAATTGTGTTGGTTTTGAGTGGGTTGACTTGTAATGCCGGATGAAAAAAATATAATTTCTGAAAATCCACGGCAACTTTTAGCAAAAATGAATAAGCGTTTGAAAAGAATGACCGCTTATCTAGGGGAAGAACACGACTCAATACAGATGATAAAACATCAATTAGATATGGTTTATGGGTATGAGTCTATTGGAGTTCCGACGTTTAAAGTTGCCGGATTGACAGAAGAAAAGAAAAAACAAATATTAGATATTGCGAAAACTTATCAGAGTTCTAGTTATAGCACAATAACCGGATTTAAAAAGTCTTTACAAAACAAAGGTTTCCAGACTTTTACAAAAAATATGAGTCAATCACAGTCAGTTTTTTGGGATTCTGTTTTTTCTTCTCCGTCCTGGGGGAAAATCAAAGAATTGTTTTATGAAGATTCTGACCGGGCAGTAGCGACGGCGGAACGTGTAGAACGTTTTACCGAAAATCCATATTCTTTAGAGGACATTTTTTCAGTTTGGACAAATATTGCACAAGAAGATAAACCTAACTTTAGAAAGAGTGTTGATATGGTTATATCACAATGGAATAAACTTGATACAGAAGAAAGAAATAATGTAAATTTCAGAGATTTTGTATCGAGAATTTTATCAAGGACGTAGTTTCATATGTATAATATAAGGGATTCCCCATTATCAGAAATTGAATTCCAAACTCATTACTTTAAAAAGAAAAATCGTGCCGATATAGTTAATGATGATATAATGTGCTTTGACATTGAGACATCAAGCGGATTTTTACATAAAGATAGTAATACACTTGAACCATATTTGGGAAAAAGTAAAAAATATTATGAAGATTGCAAGAAATTCTCTATCTGTTATGTATGGCAATTCTCCATAAATGATAACGTTTTTTGGGGAAGAACACTGGAAGATTTCAAAGATTTTTTACAAGAATTGGAATACTATGAACCACATAAGAAAATAGTGTATATACACAATTTTTCATTCGAATTTCAGTTTTTGATAAATGTATTGCAATTTGACTATGTTTTTGCGAGACGGGCTCGAAAACCATTGTTCGCGGAATGGAGTACTTACCAATTCCGGTGCAGTTATTTTCTAACAAACATGAGTTTGGCTACATGGGCGGAACAAAGAAAATTGAGGGTTCAAAAATTGGTTGGAGATTTAGACTATACAATATTGAGAACACCTAAAACGGTACTTACTAATAAAGAATTAGCTTATTGTTTTAACGATGTGCTTGTTATGTATTTTGGTTTGCTACAGTACAAAGAAAAATACGGACATATAATCGATATACCGTTTACTCAAACGGGAGAAGTAAGAAAAGAGGTTATTGAACGTATGAATGTGAGTAGTGAATACAAATACAGAAAACGTTGTATAAAATTGATTCCGGAGACAATTGAAGATTATGCGTTATTATGTGATTGTTTTATGGGTGGTTATACTCATAGCAATGCAGTTCATACGAACGTTGTATTAGATAATGTCTGTAGTAAAGATATTTCGTCCAGTTATCCAACTGTAATGTGCTTGGAAAAGTACCCAATGACATATTTTGAGGAGACGATACCATGTGAGGATTATTTTAACAATGATAATTATAGTTATATAATAACGTTCGACGTCGAACATTTGAGATCGAAACGTTGGAACACATGGTTGTCGTTTTCTAAATGTGCAAAAATAAAAGGTTATTCACTGGATAACGGCAGGGTATTAAAAGCTGATTATGTGCAGTTATCATTGACAAATGTTGATTATGAAATGTTTCAATTATGCTACGATTTTGACAATCTTAATATAATAGATTTTCGAATATCTAGCAATGATTACCTTTCACCTACTTTTGTAAAGTATATATTGGAATTATACGGAAATAAAACCACATTAAAAGGTATAGAAGAAAAAGAGCCGTTATATATGAAAAGTAAACAATATATAAACTCAATGTATGGAATGATGGTCACTAAGAACATAACCGATGCAATAGAGTTTGAGGAAGACAGGTGGAAAAAAGAATTGTTAAATGAAAAAAATTTTTACGCAAAAATTGCAAGTGAAAAAAAGAAACTGTCTAAGACTTTTGGGGCATTCCAATTTGGTGTTTGGGTCACGGCATACGCAAGGCGCAATTTATGGCAAGGTATTTTAGCCTTAGATTATAATGTTGCTTATTGTGATACCGATAGCATAAAATACACGGATTGTGATACTGATTTTTTTGAAAGATACAATAAAGAAATAGAAATGCGTGAAAATATGAGAGCCGATATGTTAGGTATTGATAGAGATAAATTTTGCCCCAGGGATAAAAACGGAATACCACATAGACTCGGAATATTTGACGATGATGGTCAATACAAAAAGTTTAAAACATTAGGGGCGAAAAAATATTGTTATGTTGATAATGATAATAAATTACACATGACCGTTTCTGGTGTTAGAAAAAGTGCGGTATCTCAATTACATGACATTGACGATTTTAAAGATGGGATCGTGTTCGACGTCGAACACGCACAGAAACTTATAATAACATATGTAGATGATATGCCACCGATTATATGGAACAAAGGTAAATATGATGAATTTTATAGCAATTATCAACATGGTATATGCGCACAACCTACAACATATAGTTTAGGTATAACTGATGATTATGAATCAATTTTGACAATGGTTCAGAATAAAAGAGAGGTGACAAGCATATTTGAAAGAGAAACAGAGATATTATAATATAGATAATTTATTATCTAAAAAAGCCATGTATAATATGTTGTTGGGTGAACGATCTAATGGTAAAAGTTATGCTACAAAGTATGTAGCATTATGGGAGGCATATCACGAAAAAGATATACGAACTAAACAACCTAAAGAGCGTTGTCAATTAGCATATTTAAGACGGTGGAGGGATGAAATAAAAACTCGTGACATAGAAGCATATTTTTCCGATATGCCTATTATGGAAATTACTAACGGTATGTTCGAAAGTATACGAGTTTATCGAGGTGACATTTACCTAATACATGAGGAAGAAGAAAAAATACTGGATAGAAAAAAGATAGGGTCTGCTTTTTCCTTGACTTCTGCTACACATTATAAGTCGCTAGCATTTCCAAAAATTGGAAATATCATTTTTGAGGAATTTATAACTGACAGTGGTTACATTGCCAACGAGGTTAGAAGCCTTATGGATATTATATCAACGATAGCGAGACGTGACTATGTTAGAGTTTTTTTGATAGGAAATACAATTTCCCGATTATGTCCATACTTTGAAGAATGGCAACTTACCCATATCAAAACACAGAAACAGGGCACTATTGAAATATATCGACAATTTACAAACCAGTACGACGAAAAAACTGGAGAACCTATTGTAGTTACGATTGCAGTCGAGTATTGCGAAAACACAGGAAGTAATTCCAAAATGTTTTTTGGTAGAAAGTCAGAAATGATTACCACTGGAGTATGGGAAACAGACACATATCCACATTTACCTGAAAAATTTGAACACTATGACGTTATATATCAAATATATTATAAATATACCAGTTTTAAATTTATGATAAATTTGATAAGGCACAAAGAAACAAAAGAAACTTTATTATATGTTTATCCAGCAACTAAAAACATACCAAAAAATTGTAAACGGATTGTCACTGATGATTTCACTTCTAATCCACTGGCAACTTATAACTTGACAGATCTATTAAAATATGATAGTATGATAATGGATATGATAAAAAATAAAAAAATAACATTTAGTGATAATTTATGTGGCACAGAGTTTACACAAATAAAAAAAGAAAAAGGAGTGTATTAAAATGAGAAGTATTGACGCATTAGTACCACCAACTGAAAATGATAATAGCAATAAATTATCTGAAAACAATAATGCCACTATTAAGGCTATTGAAGATATGGCCACAACTATGAAAGAAATTGTGGAAAGTTCGACGTCGAACACCACTAAAACTTTGGAAACATTCAAAGACGCATTTGATAAAAAGATTACAATGTCATTAAATGACAATGTAAATATAAACAATGACAAAGGTTCAGATGAACCAGAAAGCGAGGACAAATAACATGAGTACAGTAAACCAGATTTACACCTTAATTAACGAGGTGGCAAAACAGACATTTGGAGAGAGTGCAGTAACAGTTACCGATACGTCTACACTTGTAGCATTAGGAGATAAAGTGTTATCATCTGACGTTGATACAGATAAGTTTGCTAAAGCTTTAGTTGATAGAATTGGAAGAACAATTTTTTCTATACGTCGATACAATGCAAGCGGCGACGACGGACTTGTAAAAGAACCTTTTGAGTATGGTTGTATTGTTCAGAAAATCTATGTTGATTTACCGGAAGCGAAAGAAAATAATGCATGGGAAATTGGTAGCGATTCATATACACCAGTTTTCGCCCCGGTCATTAAGCCTACTATCAAACAAAAGTTATTTGAAAAAATGGTAACATGGGAAATTGATGTCACAATTCCTGACTTTATGTTTAAAACTGCTTTCACTTCTGCCCAGGGAGTAGCAACTCTTATTGACGCTATTTTCGTTACAATGGATAGTTATATGGAAGTAGCGCTAGAAAACAATAAAAATCTCACTCGTGCAACATTTATCGCTAATAAATTGCACACCGCTAAACCATGCGGAAAACATAACTTATTGGCAGAATATAACACATTAACCAATAACAGTTTAACGGTTGCTAGTTGTCTCCGTGATATTGGTTTCTTAAAATGGGCTAGTCAGCAGATCAATTTGTGGGCTTCTCGTATGAAACGTATGAGTGTTCTTTTTAATGACGAGGATTATAAACGACATACACCAACCGCTGATCTTGTTGTAAATGTTTTACAGGATTTTGACAGTGCGCTTGTATCTTATTTGGAGTCGGATACGTATCACAATGAAATGGTAAAAATTGCTAACACATATAGCACTTTACCATACTGGCAGGGTACTGGCACTAATTATAATTTTGACGATACATCTAAAATCCATATCAAACTTGACGAGGCAACGACAATCGAACAGACTGGAGTTATTGCTGTTATGTATGACCGTGACGCTATGGGAGTTACAATCACAAAACGCAACAGTACCACAGAACGTAACAATCACGACGAGTACACTAATTATTATAACAAAGCAACATATGGTTATTTCAACGATATGTCCGAAAACGGAATTGTTTTCTACATTGCAGAAGCCTAAAATTATATCGACGTCGGACTATAAAAAAGGTTCGACGTCGAACATTTTTAAAGTGAGGTGACTATATGTTTTTATCTACTTATAACGATAATTTAAAAAACATAAAAAAAGAAGAAAAGGAAGAAATGAAATTACCATTATCAATTTCGTATTGGGCTAATATGCTATTTGAAAAGGCGGTGAGAATTTTTGAATGGGGTGGTGACTTACCATTTCCACAGAAAGAAATCGAAATGCGATTATTATTATATGGTTATTGCGGATATGTAAAAGACACAAAAGTTGGTGAAATGGTATCTATCGGAGGCATGAGCACACCAACGCAATATTGGGATGAATTTAAAAACTTTACATATGCCGCCGCAACGGCTAACGGCGGTACTAAAAATATAAATGAAGATTGCGTTATCATAAACAATACTGCATTAAGAAATCCATTATACCCAATGATTAAACGCTATGCAAATTTACTAGCGCATACCGATGTATCATTAAAAATGTCCCTTGTAAACTTGCGTATTAAAAATATTATTTCTACAGATTCACAGACAACCGCTGATAGTTATCGCGCCATGTTTGACAGATTTTATAACGGTGATATTGACGCGATATTGGATGATGGATTACTGAAAAAGGGCAACGGTGGAATTGACAATCTTGCTTTAACAACTAGCGGTTCGTTGGGTGTGATGGATTGTATAGACGCTCGTAACGAATTATTACGAATGTTTTTTAATGAAATTGGTGTACGATACAACCGCGATAAAAAAGAAAGAATGATAGAATCAGAAGTTGAAAATGACGAACAGATGTTATTATTAAATATCAATGATATGCTTAAACAACGGAAAAA